CGCTTATTTTTTGGTTGGCCATGTCTCAAAAATACAACTACTCCACCCCTTGGATGTTAACAAATTACGGATGAGCTGCAATAATAAACCACTGTGTACCGTCGCAAATAATCGTATGGCTGTCGTAGTTTGTATTTAAAAGGAAGTGATCCGCACCGTTTATATTTTCTCCAGTGGCTGCATTAATCCTTAAAGTATGCGAGGCGCCAGACTTGACAAAGTAATAACGCTTCCCTTTCTGTGTAGCTACCGCAGGCAAAGTAAGTATAACAGAACCGCCCGCAGTGTTTCCAATGTGGCCCTCAAAGTTTGTATCCAGTGAGCTCGTGCCTGTGGTGTAAGTTTTAAAGGTGCCGTGTTCTTGTAATAACCAAGTAACCGCCTCAGTGCTATCTGTATATTTTAGCATTACCTCGTATTGGGTATCCTGTGTTGGCACTGCTGTAGGTGCGCCGTCTGCATCATTTACCAAGTGGCTCAGAACTAGGTCGGGTGTGCGCTGCACCTCGTCGTTTAATTTCCCGATTTGGATATCTTGATAATTTACGCGATCCTTTAAACCATTACCCAAACGCAAGCCCTCGCCTGTGGAAGTTAGCCCAGTGTAAATTGGAACCAAGCCCAACCATTCTGCGCTCCACTGCTCAGACATTGCAGAGTAAACTCCGCCGTTAAATATCCATTTAAAGCTATCAAAAGAAAGCGACTTAATAGCCGTCAAAGTTCCCGCGTCTACCCAAGTGCCTTGTATTACTGGCACAAAATCCCGATACAATCCTGCAACTCCTTGCCCTAGCATTGCCGTAGGTGATCCGTGCGTCACTGAATCCCAACCACCATACCAATCATCTGCCACGACGTCAGCCGTGCCATTGTTTGCCAAGATATTTCCCGTTCCATATTTACTATTTGAATAGTAATATTTTGGATTTAAAATAATAGGCGTTGAATTTAAAGCACTGTTGGTTCCTGGGTTAAATACTTCTGTAATGTTGAAAGTAAAGTCCGGGTTGTTGTATGGGCTAGCGTCTGCAAATGCGATTTGTATAGCGCCCCAATAATCTTTAACAGCGGTGGCAGGATTCCCTGTTTTAACTCCTAAAATGTTAAAGCGATTTTTATAAGCTTCTACACTAGAGACTGCGACGTTTAAAGTGTCAAATCCCGCGGGCGCTGTGCTCACTTGTTTGTCAAAAACAAAGCTAGTCCACGTTGTATTTTGGTCTGTCTTTATGTCTTCACGTCTTCCGGGTATGGTGGCCCCAGTAAAAGTTACCCAAAAGAAATTAGTATTATCTAATACCTTAATATTACCAGCCGAATCTGTAAGCCAAATTCGCAAAATTACATTAGTTCCATCTTCTGATCCACTTGGTGAACTAAAATAAAATTTTTGAAACTTTAAAGCAAACCGAATCCGCATCGGTGCAACGTCTGGCGTCGAGCCTGTAGGTATTCCAGTAAACGAGGCGCCCAAAGCCGACGTGGTTTTATTTTGATATGCCCTATAAACTCCTGTATTTAGAGTTCGCTCTGTATCTATTTGCACATACTTAGCCGCAGGTTGGTAGCTCATTGATGGCTTAGCCTGCCATTGCGGACGCGTAGAAGTTGCGCCCAAGGTTACGGCGTGCGTATAGGTACCCGTTCCAATGTACTGCAGGGTATAACTGTACTGCCTATAACTAACCGTAGAATCTAAATACTCTGCTGCAGAAACCAACCAATAAACGCCAAGCTCGTGAATAAATCTGCACTGCAAAATATCGCAAATCTGTTCAATGGCTTCTTTACAAGATACCATATTTTCGCTAGCGTATTGGAAAGCGTTAACATCGCTCGCGGTCAAATCCTTAAAGGCGTCGTAATTACTTACAAACGTGTTTAAATCAACCTTGAGCAAATCAATTCCTTTGCGGGTTGCATCGCTAGAGTAGGGGCTAACTGCGTCGCGTAGGTAGTCCGTCTGCGTTCCGTTTACTACCCAGTAATCTTTTAGGTTTAATAAATCTAAGCTCCTTCTAAATAGCTGCGATATTTGTAATTTGCCATCTGTGAACCAATCGGAACTTACTTTAAATCCATCCAACAACTCTAAGCCATCAACAGCACCCAAAGAAATAACAGGCTTTGCTTCGATTGCCTCGCGCAAAAATGTCATTTGATCAGCAACCACTCTGCCGACGTGCTGAAGTACTGAATCTTGGTAAATTAATACCGCCCAATACTGCTCGTTATTTGTGGCAAGGTTTTTAAAATCTGCCAATACTGTATTATTCGGGATTACCCAGTAAGAAGTTGAGCGGCTAGAACGAATTGGATTCTCAAAAAATGTATCACCTTCGCCACTCCTTTCTATTTCGTATCCGTTATTGGCAAGTAATAACTCCGTTCCACCTGCACCCGAACCGCTTGGAGCGTCCCAAATTTCCACCTTGTGAAGGGCCCCTGTAATTGAATAAAAACTACCGTAGTAAATTCGTGCCATCTTATCCTCTGCTAGAGTCTCTATTATATCGTTCCAAAACTATTGCCAAATCCCTGCCTTGTATCGAAGTGCTTGCTACAAATCCGCTGCTGTCGTTACTCTTTAACATTCCTTTTAATTTATCCAACGGTGCAATTACTTCAGGGTTAGAACTCGCCCCAGGATATTCTCCCATAAGTCCGAGCGTTGGACCGCTAACTATACCACCATCGGCGAAGGCTTGAACATCGGGCCCACTTTTTAATTGACTCCTTACGATGGCCGCACCTGCTATCAAAGCAACACCCGCAGCAGCTGCTAGAAGTGGGTTAGATATTAATAATTTTTGGAAAGCTTCCGCTGCAATCGCAGTAGTTACCAAAGCCTTACCGAGCATATCCATAAAGCCCGCAATCGCGCCCAGCATATTCTTTCCAAAGTTTTTGCCTGCGTCTTGCTCACCCGTTGCAATGTCTGCAATAAATTGAGCAAAGGATTCGGCCGCTTCCATTTGCAAAGTGGCAAAAGCAGCATTAACCGAATCTACGGCCTCCTTAGATTTGGCAGCCCATTCGGCCATTTTAACGCTACTCACATATAAATCCGTGGCCCTTCGCTCAGCACTTGCCTTAAGCTCTTGCTCCATCTTTATAGTGGCGTCGGTGATCTCTACGGTTGTAGCGATAATTTCAGGCGCCCCAGTAAAGTCGTCGGGAAACATTGGCTCGCTTCTAATCTCATCCAATACAGGCGGGATCTTATCAAGCTCCGCCAACACATCGGCCATTGATTGCTTGACAATCGGATTCACTGGAGCCAATAAACTGCCGCCTGTATTCTTTGCGGTCAGTTCTTCAGTCTCTTTAATAACCGCTTTGGTAATCTTTATCTTTTCTTTACCTACTACTTTAGTGGCTTCAATTTCATCCAGTGCGAGCGAGTGCACTTTATTTTGATATTCCTCATTTAAGCTTGTACGAATTTGTACACTTTCCTTTGTATACTTTTGGTAAATATCTTTTTTCTCCGCCTCATCATTACCCGCCAAACGCAACTCTTCGGACCGCCTTTCATTTAAAATCAATAAGGCATCTTCGCCCGCTTTTTTGTATAATTTTTTTTGAGTTTCTAGGCTTTTGCGTTTTAAGTCTAAAATAAACTTTTCACTTTTGCCCTCTGCTTTTGCTGTTGCAATCGCAAGCTCCAAACGGCGCTCCTCTATTTTAATTTTCTTTTCGCCGTTAGATAGCAGCTCGCTTTGTGCTTCTTTTAAACGCTCAATATTTTTTTCAACTGCTGCGGTTTCTGATGCAAGTTTACTTAGCAAATATCCAACGGCTGCAATAGATGCCGTTAGGATTACCCAAGGTCCTGCCGCTAACGCTAAATTCATTGCCCTAGTCGCTACTGTTGCGCCGTTAGTTGCTGCTGTATAAATGCTAGTAGCCGCTGCGCTTAGTCCTTGTCGCACTGCGCTTTCTGCCTGTAGGGCATTACCTACCGCAGTCAATCCGTTGACGATTGCCATAGCAGATTGCAGCTTAACCATTGCCTCCTGCAAATCCTTTCCGCCCAAGCCTGCTAATTGCATAGCTCCTTGCATCGCACCAAAGGCCCCCGCCGCCGCCTGCACTCCACCTAGCACCGCATCCAATCGACGCGTATCACTCGCAAAATATCCAACCTCCGCACGCGTGTCCGCGATGCTGTCCTTCATGCGGCCCGCCTGTTTAATTATTTCGTTGGCAACTTGGGCAAACTCTGGACCCAATGCCCGGGCTTCCATCGCCAACTGAGTCAACTGCCTTACGCTTCCCATCGTTGGGTTACGCGTAGCAATAGACGCCAAACGTTCCTCCATCGATTTAGCCGACTTCGCAACCTCGGCGCTCATCTTATTGCTGCCAGATTGAACTACTGCAATAGCCTTATTAAAGCCTTCGCGCAGTTTCTCAATGTCTGCCCCAATTACAATATTTAAACTTTTAGCCATTAGATTATAATTTTATCACCAGTTTCCAAAAGCACAAAGTCGCCACTTTCCAAAAGGATAAAAGACTCTGCAGCAGGCGCAGGCGAAGTATAAATATAGTTTAGTAAATAGTCCTGAGAAATTTGGTAAAGTCCCGCAAACGCCGCCGTATCGTCCGCCGTATGATTCTCGCCGTCATATTCAATTACTTGAACGTAAGAATCGTTATAAGTGTCAGGCGTTACCGCGTCATCAAAAGCCGCCCTAACTTGCCCGCTCAACTCGATGGCATCTGCAAAGCTTGTAGCATAAACATTAACTTGCACCCGTGCAAACTCTGTGCGACTGTGCCCTGAGTTAGTTGGGTTGGCTGCAATGGAAACAAGGTTATAACTGATCGCGGGAAATGCTGACTCTTGCGGGATTCTAACGGGGTTTATCCGCGTGCCTACTAACGAAGTAACCCCCGCCGCATTGCTTAAAATTGAATAGACTATTTTTATAGGTGCGCTCATGCTTTGGCGTCTGGGGTTAACTTATCAAACACATGCGAATATAACTTTAAAGCGTCGTGTATAGATAAGTAATCGGACTGCTCCCAAGGAAATGTTAACAGCCGTTTGGGTTCTATGGGCTTCTTCAAGTGCGGGGCCATGCCAGTAGCAACAGCCCAGCGGGTTATTTCCCATTGGTTGCGATACTGCTGCTGCTGAGCTTCGCGCATCCCTTCCAATTTTAAACGCCAAAAGCGAGGCGTAGAAAGTAAAAACTCGCTTTCGCTTAGCATCATTTCGCCATAAGCAATGCGCTCAATCTTGCGCCAAGTTAGCGGGGCGCCGTCGCCCTTGGCAGTTACTCCCCCGTTGACTCTTCAACAGGTGCAAAAAATTCTGTAATTGCTGCGGTGAAACCTTCCAACGCGGGGCTAATTTCTTGAAACTTTTTAATTGCCGCGCCTAACTTTTGCACGGTTGGATAAGGCGTCTTTTTATCCTGGGCCTCGTAGCCTTCCAAGATCCCGTAAAACGCGCAGCTCAAAGCAAAATCCATAGACTTTGCCAAGTCCTTTTGTAGGTTTAAATCCGCAAAAGTTTCCATGCCGGCAACTTCCATAATGTTGCGCAGGCTGTTCATGTTAAATAAAAGGGGGTGACTTGCACCCCCGATTTTTATTGTAGTGCTCATGGCACAAATATAATACTATTAAGCAACAGTACCCAAAGTCAAAGCTCCAGATCCCTGCAAGGTGCCTGTCCATGTTGCTTTGTCGTTGTTTGGTGCGCTCAAGCTCAAGCTACTAAAGAAAGCGGAGCCACTATATTTTTCGTCACCCGTTACGTTTGATGTCATTACGATAGTCAATAAAGTACCCGCAAGCAAATCTGTTACCAAATCCTTGTAAGAAACTTGTGAAGCTCCTACGCTTGAGTCATCTTCAAAGATTGCTTCAACGTTCAAAGTGTAGCCATACTCACCCGCGATAAATTCCTTCGCGCCTGCGCTGTCTTTACTTGTAACGTCGATCATGTCCTTAGAAATGTCGAGTGAATTAGATGTCGCGTTAGCGATTTTTTTAAGTGTGCCGCTCACATCTTTATAGATGCTTATGAGCGTGCCGTTTACTGGTCCAGTAGTTGCCATGA